GTCGCCGTTGACTCTTAGAAACTGTCCCATTGCTAATTCCTAAATTAAGTTGCTGTTAGTACAATATAATCCGATGACGAATCGTTTAGTAATAGCCAAGTATAACGCTTACCGTTAAAGTCTGTAGCAACACGCTTGGTAATTTTTGCGATTGGAGTTGGTATTGAACCATTTCCAGCAACATATCCGTTGATTCGCATTTGACCTGTGGCGGTTGGAATAGCTGCTTGTAATTTGCAAACAGCTTTTGTTCCTGCTTGATTTGCAACTACAAAAGTTTTTGCGCCACGTTGCTTAACAAGATAAGCATAATTGGTTGTTATGTTATAAGTTGCATCTGTGTATGCTTGATCAGTATATGCTTCAACACGGATACCAGTTGCTGCGCCTAGCGGTGTACCAATAGCATCAGTACCTGCTGCATCTTTTCTTAATGGACGTCCCATTTGATTTCTCCTTAATATGACGTTTTAGGTCTACGCAGAGGGATTCTGCATAAATCTTATTGACTGTTTATTTATCCGCGACTTAATAGACTTATCAGTTCTATTTTTTCTACGGTGGCCAGCACCGAGTTGATCATGTCAATTTCGTGCTGTGCCTTTTCTAGGTAACTGCGATTTTTAGTCTGTCTATACATGACCATTATTTTACTGTGGTCCTGTATGTGACTATCTATAATTTTTTCTATTTGCTTTACATCGTGTGCAAACATAGAAAATCGAGTTCGCCAGGCTGCAAACTGCTGGGTTAGCTCGGCAAAATCTTTATCAGATTCTATTTTCATCTAGATATTTAAGTCAAACAAAAAGGCTCCGAAGAGCCTTTTTGAACTTTCAAATTACGTTTATCAATTAAGCAAAACGTAGGTTTGCGCTTGTTACACCAACAGTTGCTAGGTAATCACCTGCATTGCCTAGAGAAGATGCTGTGTTTGTCAACTCAACATAACCATAACGTGTCATGAATGATACGACTGGTTCGAATGTTGCTGGGTCAAGAACAACACCACTGCTCATCAATGGAATGTATGGGCAATAGAATGCTGCTGCATCAGATTCGCTAGAACCTTTGTAGCCAACCAATACATTGTCATTTTCTGCATATGCATTTACATACACTTTCATTGCTGAATTCAATGTACCAACAAACTTGGTGTTTGTAGGTGCTTCGAATGTACCTTCTGTTGTACGAGCAAATGCGCTTGTAGTAGCAGACTGTAGCAATGTCAATGTTGTTGGGCTAACAACAGCCCAGTTACCAGCACCACGACGTGTACGCTGAGCGATCAAGTTAGCTGCACGATTGATTTGAACAGCTAGAGCAGCGTGTTCGTCACCAACAAATGTAGCTGTACCAGATACAGCGGCTTGGTCGTATGTTAATACTGTTGAAGATAAAGTAGCTAGGCTACGTAGAACTTCTTGGTCGATCTCAGCTGTGATCTCTTGTGCAAGAGCAGCCATGATCTCAGCTTCGATATCAATGCCTTGTTGGGCTTGTGCATCTTGAGCTGCTTCGAATGTCCAGCGAGCTGACAACTTACGTGTCTTGGCTTCAACTGTTTGCTTCAAGATTTGAATGCTTAACTTGTTACCAGCAACACCTTCTAGTGCGCTTGTAGCAGCTGGCTTGCCGGTTGTAGCACCGGAATAACCTTCAGCAATCTTGAATGGGCTTAGAGCTTCTTCACCAGCTGTGGTTGCTCCACCGGTAGCACCAGCGAATGTATCGCTGTAACGTACACGTAGTGTGTGGATTTGACCAACTGGTCCAGTCATTGGCTGTACGCCAACTAGTTCATTAGCAATGACGGTAGGCATTACACGTCTGATCACTGGAAGGATCACACGATTTAGTGTTGCAACGTTGCCAGCGGAGGTAGCTCCAGCAGTAGCACTTTCAGCTAGATACTTGCGAGTATTTTCTAGAGTAGTTGCCATTACTGAACGCTTAGTACCTGAAAGACCTTCTAAAAGAGCTTCTTTGGTTTCCGACCAGCGTGACTCGAGTAATTGTGACATTTTAGTTCTCCTTAAACTTTTAGTCCCGCAAGCCTGCGGATGTCAAAAATTTCAGCAGTTTTTTCTTCACTGCTAAAAGATTGTGCCTGTTTCTTATCGCCTGTAATTTCTTTGCCTTCGATTAGTGTCTTCTTTGTTGGTGCACCGCCATTCATTACTGATGGTAGGTACTTGTCAAATGACGAATGTAACTTTTCTGTCTGAACTGATTCTAACAATTCTTTCATTACGTTTTTCTTGTCACCAGATAATGGTCCAAGAAGTTCATTCATAATTTCTTTGCGAGATGCAGTATCGCGAGCAATACGCAATTCTGATTCTTTGCTTTCTATCAATTTCTGTGTTTCTGCAACAACAGTTGCGGCTTCTTCGAGTTCTTGCTCTTTTAGAGCAAATGCTTTTAGAAGTTTAGCTGTCTCTGATTTCTCATTGAGATGGCTTGCAGCATATTCGCTGGCAAATGATTCAAAAATTCTACGACCAAAGTCATTTCTACGAGCTGCATCGATGTCTTCGCGTAACTGGTTCATTTCAGAACGTAGGCCTTTCGACACTGTTTCTGAAACTAATTGCGCTGAACGTGTAATAAATTCTTTTTTAACTTGTTCAAACTTGGCTTTACTATCTCGTACTAAACGTACTTTAGTTTCAGCTAAGTCTTTCTTGTCACTGTGGAATTCTGCGATTTCTTTCGCTAGTGCATCCACGATAAAAGATTCTAATTGAGCAACATTGTCAGCGACCCGTTGGCGATCTTCGTGTAGTTCTGCCAATTCCTTGTTGAGATTGTTAAAGATGAATGATTCCATTGCTTTGGAATCGTCTTTCATTTTCTTAACGTATTTGGCACGAGCTTCGATAAGTCCTTGACGGTCTTCTGCTAGCTCGCCTAGTTCCGCTTGTAAGCGGTCCGTTAGCATAGCTTCTACAGCTTCGACCATTGCAGACTTGTCGTGTTCGTATTTTTGTGCAAACTCTTCGCGAAGAGTTGCAGTGACTTGATCACGATTTTCTTGAATTCTACTTTGCCAAGCAGTTTCAATTTCCGATTTGACTTCTTCGGAAATCACATTGTTCTCAAACAGTTGTTTTACAATATCTAGCATATGTGATTCTCCTACTTGGTTATTTGAGACCTCTGATGATTTTCACCAGACTCTCTGCTAAGTATTTCTGTGCCTTGGGATCGCCTTGAACTTCTTTTGCCATTGTAAATGCCTTAAATCCACCTGTTGTATTCATCAAGTGTTCGTAAACTGGTGTTGGGTAAGCTCCCGGGGCGCTTGGTTGTGCTACAATATCTACAGTGATAATTTCAAAACCCTGAACATTACCACTGCCATCTACTTCGCCGGAACCTCTACTTGATACACCCAACTTCACTCCTGACTCCAACATGGTCTGCACTAGCTGACCCATTGGAGTTGGAATGATTTTAAGTTTTCCGTAGCCGTTAGGACCATCCATCCACATCTTGGTAATCATATGACTAACACGATCTAGATTGATTTTTAAATCCTGAGGATGATCTAACTCTCCGCAAACTGAGTATCCGCCAGAGATCTGTTCGTTGAGCGTTTTGACAGCCTTGCCAATCTCTTGAGAAGAATAAATTCGCTGGTTCTGATTGCGGATATCTCCTTGAATGCAGATACCGTTCAGATGCAGCGATTTTTTATCGCCCTCGCCTTCGCTCTCCAAGACAATCTTAGCCTGGTCAAAACTCAATTGTTCACTGAGATTAGTTTTCACCATTACGTCCTATTATCTACGACCACGGAAAAGGCTTTGCTTGTTGTCAGCTGATTCTTTTGCACCAGCTTTCTCAGCACCATGTCCTGGCTCTTTTGTAGAGAATGCATTACCATTCTTTGCACCAGGAACATTAATATTACCTAAATTGTCTTCTTTAGGTTTGTTACCTGCTAGGCCGCCTGCTGTACCTTTATCGCTTGTGTCTTCTTGACCAAACTTTAAAGATGCACCGCCCATATCATTCTTGCTGAACTTTAGTCCGCCGCCATTGCCTTCGGCTTTTTCAGCAACACCTTTCTTTTCTGCACCGTGACCAGCTGGAACTTTTTCCACGTATTCACGTACAGTTGCTAGATCAAATTCGTCTTTCATTTTTTCATCGCCCATGCCGCCCATGTCGTCATCGCCCATGTCGCTCATGTCGTCACTGCCTTTTAATTCGTCGAACTTGGCTTGTAGTTCATCAACAATAGAGTCTAGGTCTTGGAACAGTTCTTCTTCAGACTTGTCGCCCATTTCCTCGTCGCCCATTTCATCATCGAGCTCGCCTTCTAGATCGTCACCCATGTCGCCACCCATTGGAGGCATTTCGTCATCGCCTTCAACTGCGATGTCTTCAAAGTTTTCGTCTAGATCGTCGTCTTCTTTTTTCTCGTCTTTATCTTCTTCTTCCATTTCGGATTCGATAAGATTTTCATAGATCTCACGAGATTTCGTAACTACATACTCGTGGAATAATTCTTCTGCTTTGGCTTGATCGTCATTGACCAAGCGCTCGAGCATCTGCTCAAGTAGGGATTTTTCTGCCATAATATATTCTCCTTCAAGATGGTTAGGCTGTGCTTTTATTTAACAGTAAGATTACAATTAGGTGTTAAATGGTAGTTTTTTGATGAATTTGATCTTTGTAAATACTTCCCGGGTACATTTGTTCAAATTCTGTAAAATTCAAATGTTTAAGATTGGGCATGTCTTTGGTCAATTTATCGGGAACATATCCATTGTTTTCAACCACTCTAAAGAAGTTGATGTTCTTGAATTCTTTGATTACTTTTTCAGTCTGACTGGCCCAGTTGCCGTGAAAAGTTGCAGTGTCTGTGCTTTTTTTATAGTTAAATGTATCAGCATAGACATTGTTAAATTTTCCCTGTACTCCTTGATAATCGAAGCCAAATATAAAAATATTTTTGTATCCGTGTGTGGCCGCAAACCACAAGGCAGTAGGTCCGCTTGACCAACCTTTGTGCGGATTAAAAAAGTTTATTCCGTGTTTAGTAGTCACACCTTTGTTGGGATTGGTCCAAACTGCATGATTTTTATGATATCCAGCTGCAATGATTTCGTTGATCATTTTGACATCTACAGCAATAAGATAGTTAGGTTCACACTCTCTGTAGATTGCATTGCAACCATAGACTGTGCCGGTTCTAAGCAGGTAGTTTGTGTCTACGCTAAGTCTGCTTACCCCATTTCCTAATACAAAAGCTGGATCACTCTGCTGGGGCTGCTTCAACTGGAGTTCCATACATTTGTTTAATAAACTCAAGCTCTGATTTTTTCTCAAAATTGTGAGCTTCAGTTTGCATACGTAATTGATTGATCTGTCGCAGAGTCAATCTCAATTTACGTGTATCCTTTCTGGTTAACACAGAAGAATCACGTTCATTAGAATACCGATGATCCGTAGCATAATCGTTGGTATTATCGTTGAAATAAATGAATTCTCTAAGAAGCATAGTGTATTTAGCGTTTAGGCTGCAGGAGCTGCTGGCGGTGTTTCAGCAGCCGCTGCATCAACAGGTGCCGCTGCGGCAGCAGCCATAGCAGGATCTGCTTCTTGTTGCTGTGCTGCACCTTCTGCTGAAATTCCACCTGCTGAAATTCCGATGGATCGCATTTCGCCGGCAGCATCAGGAACTGGTTTGAGTTTTCCGCCGTTCTCTTCCAGCCATAGTCTTTCGTTTTCAGTAATTTCTTCTTGAGTAAGTCCAAGGTATCGTTTCAATGCAAACCTTTTGCTGAGATGTGGAATCTGCTGAAGCTGTGCAAAAGTGGCTGCGCGAGCAGTATCTAGTTCACTTTGACGATAGGCTGCAAAGTTTTGTGGAGGATTAAACTTTAATTCAAACAGACT